ATCAATTAAATTTTTAGGTTGATACCAAGATGAATGATACAGACTCGACGCTTCGGTTTTAATAGCTTTAGTAGCAACGTTTACACCACCTGAATAAATTTCTATTTCCGCTATATTTAAATAGTGGTTTTCACTGTTGTTTTCGAACCCGAACCACACCGATTTTGCAGATACATTCCCCACTCGCAAACTACGTTTACCATCAAGGACCTGGTATATTTCGTCGAGTTTAGCCGTTGGACAATCAACACTACCCGGATAATTACTCCACGATCCCCATGTGTTCTTATCTTTACGACCCACGTTACTTGGGTCAGAACAGATACGCCCACACCCTGGTACGTCTTGGTGGACCGCTTCACCGTGAATACACCAACCATCATCACCAGATGGGATTTGGTTTGGTATATTAAAAATAGTTGATTTACTGTTCTTTATATCGTACGTATATACGACGGGTCTAGGGTTCATATTACCACCCCTATTAGACGTTTCTGTAATTTTCGTATCCCCGTTCTCTTTTATTATCCACCCTGGTGCGTACCTAGGGCGAGTGTATACTATATCTATTTTATCGACCTTTTTATCAGATTCTATAGTAAATATTTTATCCCCTACACTGTACCCGTTGGAATTCCAAGATGCATAATTTTCTGTACCACTACCAACACTAAACATATTATCGGGTTTATTGTTTCTGTTAGGTGATTTGTGTATAGTCGTTTGTGCCTTTGTCGCTAAAACACCGTCGAGTTTTATATATTCAATGTGTATTCCGAGAGAATTTGTTGTTTTGTTCATGATAAATTCGTACGTATATGTTTCAGGTTCAGGTATATCAACCTCTTCGAGTTTACTCGTATCAATAGCACCACTAAAATCGTTTTCTGTAAACGTCACGGTTTTCGTATATAATTTAGTATCGGAACTAACTTTGTTATAATACAGTTCGAGTGTATTATCACCTATAATTTTATTATCGAACTCCTTATTCTCTACAATGTTCATGGTCACATCGGTAAAGTCTTTGAGATTACCCGCGTCGCTATTTTCGTACTCGTGAATTACGTTTCCCGATTTATCTTTCAAGGTAACTATCCATTTGTTCACTACACCCTCTATACTCGCCTTATTTTTCCACGAAAGTTTAAGACCTTCGAGTGTGTACCCTTCGCTCCTGGGACGTATACTATAAATCAAAAATATGATAAATAGAATGATAGCAATCAAAAGTATCATTTTATTTATAGTGAGATTTTTTTTATAATTTTATTCTTCTTTCATTTCAATTTGTGGCTTTGGGTTTGACTTTCGAGACATACTTACAGCCCAAATTATCAAACCAACAAGTAATCCAATAATTACGATTCCAAAACCTATATCTTGACCATTCATTTTTTTTATATTATGTTATACTATAAGAAAAAAAATGCGTTCTTTTACCACTGTCCTGATGGAAGCCTTATTTATCGGTCTTCTTTTACAAGGTTTAGTTATGGGTCTTACGAAATTTGTGTATAAGGGTACAGGTGTTCTAATTATCGCAGGCGCGTTAATACATTTATTGTTCGAGTATTCGCCTTTCGGCAATATTAATGAAAAATGGTGTAAAATGATATTTAATTAAAAATTTATAAGTTCATCTATTATAGACGTTCTTTCACGTTCGAGTTCACGTAAAATTTCATTTATTTCAGCTTTTTGTTCATCTATATCATCGTTATATTCTTTGATATATTCTTTATAGAATTGACGTTCGTTACCTAAATTGAAACCTTTATCAATGAGTGCACCAAAAGTATACCTCGGTAATCTAACGTTAAGATCGCGAGCCATTTGTCTCACAGCTTCCTTTTTAACAACACTCGTTATGTTTTTTCTATGTTTCAAAGTGTCATATTTTTTCTCCGTTTCATGTATTCTTCTGTTCACGTCATAAAGTTCATTTTCGAGTTCCATTTCACGAATACTTGGTGATGGTGTTAAAACAGGGGGTAAATCCAAGTGTATAAAATCTCCTCGTCTCGAATGTGTTAATGGAGGTACTGTATCATATACCGTAACATCATCTTCTTCTAAATCATCTTCTAATGGTGGAAGACGTGGTGTAGTAGTAAAAGGAATGGGTATATCAACTCGTCTAAGTACGAATTCCTCTTCACTTTCAGAATCGTCGTACTTAATATGGTCGTGAATTTTTTTTAACGAATCACACATTTTAAGATAATCACCTTCAGAAATTATCTTAGAATTGAGATCTACTAATTGCATTAAATTGGTAAGGTATTCCATTTTTATTAATGTATATTTATTTTATTTTTTATTACAACTTAGGTTTTTATTTCACCTTCTTCGAGTTCAGTTTCAGATTCAAGTTCAGTTTCGTATTCACTCTCGTTATCTAAGTCATCGATATTATCCGGTAAGTTATCGTATAACGTTTCCCAGTTTACCCTATTCGTGATTTCATAGTCATCCATAAAATCATCGTAAGAAATTTTATCGTTTACGTCGTATTCTTCGTCGAGGTATGATTTCCAAAAATCGAGGTTCTTCTTAGTAATTTTACTTGGGAAAAGTTCGACTACAAATTCTTCACCCTCTTTGTATTTACACTCTTTGAGTATACTTTTTTCATCCTCAGCATAAATATCGAAAAAATAATTCAAAACACCAATCGGGGTTTTTAATCCGGGTAAAGTTGGTTCGTAACAAAAATCGATAAATTGTGCTTGACCGTACGACGTATCCAATTTTCTATTAGAAATGGCTAAATACGCGATAAATTTACGAGTATTACTTGGAATGAGGTGTTCAGGGTACCCAAAATCAGCGCGTAAACCATATACTTTACACGATTTACCCACCATTTCTGAACAGAGTTCATTAACGTCGGAAAGTTCAATGATTGAAGTACAGTTTTTGAGAAGTTCGTGAGTAAGCATCGTATTATATTACACATTAGTTACTATTGTTTAAGTCTATATCATCAGGTAATGCGTTATAAAGTTCTGTCCAATCAACACACCCTTGAATATTAAGTTCTTCAACAAAACATTTAATCGTTTCGCGATCGTTAAACTCATATTTAAAGTAGTTTTTCCAAAAGTCAACCCATTCAATAGGAATGTGGCGCGGGACGATCTTTGTTTTTAATTCATCAGAAAGCATTTTTAAACCAGGTTCAAGAATACCGATACGATGATCGTCTTCGTATTTTTCTTCATACAAAAAATCAATTAGGTGAATTCTATCGTTAAAGGTACTCACACCCATGTATGAAATATACTCAAGTTTTTTGGGATTGCAATTTTCTGGAAACCCGTGTCTGGGTTTAATACCATACACAGCCGTATTACATTTTCCAAAACTCGAAAAAACACCATCGAGGGGTTTAACTCTATCGAGAGTAACAGTTTGCTTCGTAAGTTCGTAAAGGAGAGACGCTTTCATTTTTGTTTCATATTATCTATAATTTCTTCATCACTTAGGTCTTGTTTAACAATGTTATACGATAAAGTCAAAAGTGCGAGTTTATATACAAAAAAACCAAATAATGATACACTACAATTAAAATAAAACGGGGCTTCTGGGTTTGAATTCCACGCAGATTCAAAAGCAGCTACAAATATGGGTGGTAAAAATTGTTTAGGGAAAATACTTCCCAATTCTATTGTATCAACATAGTTCGAAAGTAAGGTTACATAACCGTAGGAAGATAATACACCGAGTGTAGCAGATAAACCATCTATAGGCTCGTGGCCTATAAAATTGTATCCTATATATACACTTCCAAATTGTAAAGTATTATATTTCAAACGATTTTTTATAGTTTCGTATTCAGAAATACTTTTACTTTTTTTTAAGCGACAAAAATGGTGCGTTGTTTTACGATTAGGATTTATTAAGTTATATTTTATACATGTCATTACATTTTATCTAGTATATCTTCTTTAAACTTTTGTTCTTTCTTTTCGAACGCTTCACAACGTTCTATAGTTTCATATAAACGAACTTGTAACTCAAGAAGTTTATCTTCGTGTACAAAATCGTCTTTGGGCATGGGTGTCATTTCCCATAAAATACCGTAATTATTACGATACGCGAGTTCTCTTTTATAATTCTGGGATTCCAAATACTTATATCGAGATAATTCATAAGAAAACTTAATTATATCGTTCGTTTCGAAATCAGTAAAACAAAATTCACTGTAAGCATTTTCATGGAGTTCCGTACATTTCTCGCCATCTCCGAACAAGTTTATTGAGTCGCTCAGTTTTGTATCCCATACCATATTTTCTTTTTTTGGGTACTCCCGAGCACTCGACATCACGAGTGTCGTATTTATTAACTTTTTCCCATATGATCCTCTGTACATCTCCCGGGAGATCGTTTGTCGCTTGACAAAAGGCGAGAATGTAATCGTACGTGTGTAAGGCAATGTAATCATCCATATAATTTAAAAATTTAAACGAAAATTTTAAACTTAGGTTGTTTTTTAACTTCTAAAACTATAGTTTCATTTGATTCGTTCTTAGCAATAATATAATTATAATCACATAATTTAACAGATGGCGGCATTTCATTTTTAGAATACGTTTTTGGTTTCGGTGTTAATAAATTACACACGCTTGAATAAAAACTAAACATAACTATTTTTAACCATTATTTTTTTATATTACACATACAAGATGGTATCGCTCCAGGACTTACCAAAAAAGGTACAATACATAATTGTGGATTCCGAATTTATTAATGGTACAAACAACACGTTCACGATCGATTTATCACTCGAATCCAATCTACACATGGAGGAAATATCAGAAGTGATTGGTATAAAACCAGTTGATTTTTATATCACACAAATCGGCGAGAACGATCTAGGCAATACAAACGTCGCAAAGTATATAGATATAGTATGTCCTGATATCCCAAAACGTGGACAAATACTGAATGAACGTAACGGCCAGATTTTAGCACGCGTACCTTTGGAAAGAAGTTTCACTGGAAGCAATGATTTTATCATGCGTGATAAACAATGGAGAGCGTTCCAGCGCCAAACAAATTTTTTTAATCCCATATCGATACAAAAACTTAATTTTAAAATATACGAATCACAAGGCGACGGTGATTATAAAACACTCCAACCGGATGCGAATTGGTACATGGTTCTTGAAATAACAACCATAGACGTTAAAGAAAAACCAACGGATCGCGAGCTCCAAATATTAGAAGCTTTACGTAAACTTATAGGCAAGATAGATGAACTCAACATAAACGTTAAGAAACTTCCCGATAAGGAGGATATCGAAAAAATGGAAAAAGAAAAAAAGAAAAAATATCCATTCCGTTATTTAGTATTATTCATAGCCATGATAATAGGCGGGTTTGTATTTGTTAAAAATAAATTTAAGCCGTCGGTTCCTCAACCTTCTTTTTAACGACACGTTTAACGGTCTTCTTTTTTGGTGGTTCTGGAACTGGTTCTGGAACTGGTTCTGGTACCGAGACTGGTTCTGGAACTGGTTCTGGGGCTGGTACTGGTTCTGGGACCGGGGCTGGAGCTGGAGCTGGAGCTTTTCGGGTTGGTGCATATTGTGGTGGTTGATCTCTTGGTCTAAATGGCATCGTGTAATATATATAAAAGAAAGATTATCTTTATATCAAATGTTATTCATTGGTCCAACTCCCCTGAGTGGTATAGGCCAACACTGTAAAAAATATATGGACCTTTTCCCACGAAGTAAATATATAGAAATTCAAAATGAAATACCAGAATGTGAAAAAGCGTTTATATTTGCCTTGCCTATACAGTATTGGTTAGATAAGATACCCGAAATAAAAAGAAAAATCAAGAACGTGACGTGTATGACCGTGTGTGAAACAGAAACTGTACACGAAGATTACGGTAAACTTTTTAAACTTTTCGATAAAATTGCTGTACCGAGTGAATTTTGTCGTCGCGTATTTAAACGGCAGTTTCCTGATACTAAATTTTATGTCATACACGCACATATACCCGATAAGAGACCGTATACGTTTTACCATATAGGTAATATATACGATCCACGTAAAAATTTTAATAAAATCTTAGAAACGTTCGTACGTATGAATAAACCAAATTCACGTTTATTGGTAAAAGCAACGTGTAAAAAACCTGTCGAAGCGCGAATACCTAACGTCACGTTTATAAACGGTCTCATATCAGACGAAGAAATGGAAAAAATACACGAAATGGGGGACTGTTATGTAAGCTTTTCGTCTTCAGAAGGTGTAGGCATGGGAGCAGTCGAAGCGGCTTTACGAAACAAACCCGTTATTATAACCGATTATGGTGGTGCACCTGAATATGTCAAAACACCGTATACTATAAACTGTGGTTTACAAGAAATACCAAAAGATGATTTTTTATTCAAAGCGGGTATGAAATGGGGCAAACCCGACGAAAAACAATTACGTGAATTTATGGAAGATGCATATACCAAAAAATTAAGGTATATGGATCACCCGCGTACGCGCATGTTAACGTGTAAAGAAAACGTATTACAAGAATTCATCGCTAATGTAATTGGTGAGGAAGGTAATGACACCAGTCAGGATAGCACCTGACATGAGTGAACCTCTTTGGGCAATGAGCATGGCGACAATATCATCAACAAATTTAACGTTCGTTGGTTTCTTGAGAAGTTCTGGTACGACATTTGAAATTACAAGATAAAGAGTCATGGCTATTATAACAGGTCTAAGCGTTTCCTGATCTAACATTTTTTTATAATAAGGAAACATTTATTTTTGGTTTTATTCCAAGCACCTGGTCATCTATTTTGTGTTTTTTACAGTAGTTTCCACAGACTGCTTTAAAAGTACAACTTTTTCCGGATAATGTAACTGCTTTACATATTTTTTTATTTTCTATGTTTACTCTTTCTTCTGGAGGACTTTGTAAAACCTGTATAGGTCGCGTTTTCTGACACTCTAGTTTCTTCTTTCTCATCTTATTTATTATATCCGCCATTTCATCTGGCGTCTTTTTACAATTTTTTATATTTTTAGATATGCGTAAACAATCTTCGTAACTTTGAACATTTGATTGATGTTTTTTAGTGAGTACATTTTTAGTATCACTAAAATTCGTCTGTATAACAGTAGGTAAAAAATATTGCGACATTTTACTTTTTAGTTTTTAATGAAAAATAAAATAACTTAGGTTAATAAAGAATGTGGTTCTTTACAAAGCTCAAAAGAACGTATAGTTTCACTCTCGGTGAATAAAATATTAACTATA